GTTGAACCTGTGCTTCCAACGCACTCAATAACTGAGCGTACTGTTCACGCTCGGCACGAACTGCCTGCAACTCACCCTCGGTCTGCTTTCGCACCTCGGCAATTTGCTGCGTTTTTCGTGTGTAATCCTGAGTCCTTGAATATCCCTTTTGAAGCTCCTCCAGCGTCACTTCGACTTCTTTGCCGTCAACTTTGACGGAGAAGACTTGTGGCTGTTCTTGCTCCTCGGTGTCTTCACTTAACTCGGATTGTTCGGTATCTGTTTCGTCATCATCCGCGTCCGCATTTGCTGATAACTCCTCGTCTACCGCCGCGCCCTCATCGGGCAACTGCGCCTCGCGGTCTTCCTGTTGTCCCTCATCGGGCAGAAATCCCTCAAGTGCATTGGCTGCTTCAGCCACATTCATTGGACCTTGTACTGCACTGCCTGCTGGCGTTGGTGCTACTGTTTGCATGGTCTATTCCTAATTAAACGATATTTTTGGTTGCGCGTTCAATGGCACGCTGTGCCACCTTGCCGTTGTCCACCATCTTGGTGATCTCAATGCGGAAGTTTTCAATAGCCTTTAGCATTGACCAGGCGATCTCGCGCTTGGCGGTTTCTTCGGGTTTAGTAGATTCAAAAATCCAATACTGGTCATTTTTCATCTTTTCCAGCACCGCCGAAAAGACCTCGTCATTGGCTAACTGGTGAGCCTTTTGACCTTTGCGTACTGCTTCATCACTCATTTAAACCATTCCATTAAGGTTGATGGGTAGCACTTGCTCAACTGGCGGCGCTTGTACTTGGTTAGCGGCTTGCACCGCGCTTTGCACAAGAGCCGTCTGCTGTTGCATTGCCTCTCTGTCCATAGACTGCTGGGCGTCAATCTCAGCAGTGCTAATCTGTGCGCCATACTTTAACTCAAGTTCGTATTTCTTGAGCATTAAGTCCTGCGCCAATTGATCTCTTCGATAATCGTCATCTCTGATCATCTGCTCGCGCTTCAATTCCAGCTCGGCAGCCTTTTTCTGAATGTCAGCTTGGATTGACTGCGCCTGTACCTGTGCCAGCACCTCTTCGGGGGTTGGCTTTGGCTCAGACTGGGGCATCTGAAAGTCAGCAGGCAGGGTTTGGAAATAGCTGGATGCGTCCTTAAATCCTGACAATTCCACAATCTTTTGGATGGTGCGGATGTACATATCGGGTGTCACCACAGGATTGGACAAGCCAAACTGCTGCATGATTTGCTCTTGCTTGCCTGCGATCATGGTCAAACCCTGCATACGCTCACCCAAGTCGCCATTGCCCAAGCCAATATTCACCGACACATCCATGGAGCTGTCCCATGCGCGAGGATCAATCTGCACCCACTCGTTACGCAAACGCACCATGCGTGGCTTGTCTTGGTGTGTGGTCATCAGGTACAGAATGCCCTTGAATAGCTTCTTCATGCCCTCGGCCAATATGCGAGCTTGCAGCTCAAGCCGTTGACTGCTGGCGCTAACTGTGGCAGCCACCGCCGCCTTAGTGGTGGACTGCAACGCGTCAGGATCAAGCCCCATAGCTGCCTTGCTCATGCCAGTGCGATCTTCGCGCATCTGATCCATGTAGTCGAGCATGGGGAATGCGGCCTGTCCAACGAATGGGCTGGAGAATGGCTGCACCATGCCTGGCGCTCTCATGCGGATGATGGCGCCAGTCTCGTTGTTTAGCACATCATCAATGTTGACCTGACCCTCAACCACCGCAGTGCGCGGGTGGATAGACTGAGCCAGCGAATCCAACGTATTACGCATGATCTCGGACTTAATCTCTTGGATGTCATGCGTGATGTCAAAGATCGACATTGCTTCCAAAGGCGATGTGTGTGGCTCGGGGTCGCAGGGGAAATCCACAAATGGGATATAGCTTGCGGGTAAGTTACGCACCATGGTGTAGCCCGAACCCATGCAACAGATTTTCCGCAACTCAGGAATGCCATCGCCGTCATAGTCCACGCGCATATACGCTTCGATATACAAAACCCTGCGCTGCATGGGATTCATGCTGTCTGCGGCGCCAAAGGTGGTACTCAAAGGCTGACGCGCCAAATACTCGTCATTGCTATCCAAGTCGGTGCTGCTGATGTTTTCTTCGATCTCGTCTTGGTCGTATCCCATACCGATCAAGTCAGAGACTGTCGCCATTTGGCGGTGAGCAATAATGCCAGCGTCATCAAATGATCTCGCTCTGCGATCAAGCAATAGCTCCTCGGGAGGTACGGCCATGATGCGGATACGGCCATCCTTTGTCTTACGCTTGATCTGAATGTCATGCAACATCGGTTGAGGCATCTGCATGGGCAGGCCGGTGGATGGATCAACTTGTTGATACATCGCATCCATAGGAATTGATGGATCGGGATAGCTGACCACGATCTTGACCTCGGCATCCTCTTGCATCAGGATTTGAACAGTCTGGTCATCAAGTCCAGAATATTCTTCGATCTTGACTTCTTCGTTTTCTTCCCACCAATACTTGGCAATGCCACACTTACGCACCAGCGAGTCCTTGAACAACGCATAGGTTGTCATGAAACCATTGTTGTCGTTGCTGAATATGTAGTTGGCGTAATCGGTCGCCTGCTGTGCGCCGGCCACATCCTCTGGTCCACGCGGAACATACTCCACCACATTCTCAGAGCTGAAGAAGACTTTCATCAGGCTTGGCAACATGGCGCTGACAGTGTCGCGCACCTCCATCGCCACTACCTGGCTGCGGCCATCTTCCTCATTCCCAAAGGGGTCGCCTCGGTAATACTCAGTACCCTTGGCGCGAATCGGTGACACATCAGAATCGATGTAACTGACAGCGTCCTCCAGCTCGCCAGAGACAATGCCCTGCAACTCGGTATCATCCATTGGATTAATTGATCCAATGTCGGTGGTGATAGGTAATTCGCTCATTTTTTCGCCTTATTTCTTGCAGATATTGCTTTGGCCTTGGATCTTGCATCTTCTTTGCTGGATGCGCCCCACGCTTTCAAACTCAGCAGCAAGCGCGTTGGCTCGCCGTTTTTCATCTCTGGGCCTGCCATATTGCCCATTCTCGCAAGGAATGATGCCCTGCGCGGATTGTCGCCACTCTTAACTGGCGCTTTCAAACTCATGCCCTCGGCCTTGGCGCTGGCGCGTCCCTTGGCATTTAAGCCGCCACTCGGACTCTTTCCCTCTTTACGCTGCCATGCGGGTGTTTTCATAAGGCACTTTCTTTAGGACTACATACATGGAGTCAACGGCGCGAGGCAGCCGCATCAACTCATCTTGCGGTAATTTTAGACTCGCACCATAGTCGCTGAGATGCATCTCCAAATGCGTCATCTCAAATCTACTGCCATTCCACCCCAAATACCACGCCCACTCGCAGTAGTACACCCAAGACTTCTCGTTAAAAGCTCTCACATGAGTCGGGTCTTGCCAAGCGCCATAGCTCAAGTCATAAGGCACATGGATGTGCATCTCGCCACCCATCTCCAGCAGATCGCGGCAGTTGGTCATGCCGGCCACCAAGTCGGGTAGATGTTCAAGCACATCATTAGCGATGATCTTGGCAAAGCGCATATCGGTATCCAAAGGCTTACAGATATCCACCACCCAGTCGGCATTGACATCTGCGCGAATGTCAGCATTCACGCAATCATCGCGGCGGTCTTTGCCCGATCCAAGATTAAGAGTTAAACCATACGTCTGCATATTGAGGTCTATTCTTTCTTATCCAAGGCACTGCCTGCTGGGTCAGTCGGTTGCCGTCCATGCCAATCGTTTGGCTGCCAATGTGGTGGACATAGGACCGCGACAAATAATGGTGGAAACCCGCTGCACGCAAGTCTTCGCAATGCACATCATCTGAGTACCAATTGAGTGGCGGGAACTTGAAGCAGTCCCACGCATCGCGGCCAATCCATCCAAAGATTGGACTAAGAACCTCCATCGGCATGATGGCATCTTCAAATGGGTACTTAAAGTAGTGCAGATCCTGATTAAATGGATTGCTTCGCACATTTTGCACAGGACGCGCCGCGTCACATCTTGCTGACACCCATCCCACTGGCTCGCCAGTTTCGTGTATCAATTGAGATACATCCTCCATCAGATACCTGTAACTGGTGGGGGTCAGCACAATGTCGTCATTGGCGCAGACCACAGAGCCAAACCCATCGGCAAAGGCGCGATCCATGATGTCGTTGTAGTCATCGCCGAAATTGCTTGGTTTGCCAAAGACTTTGAGGTCAGCGTCAAAGCCGCCAATAATGGACTCTAGACCGCGCAAATAGACAGGCACTTCGGGACAATACTCGGCAATGCTTGTGAGCATCACCCGCAAACCTTTGCCGTGTACTGTCGAGATGCAAATCGGTGAGATCACTTCTTTGGCTTTGGCTTCTTGGCAGTCTTGGCGGCCAACTTGAAGTCAGCAGCAGACGGCGCGGCCTTGGAGCCAACCTTGTTCATCTTCTCGCCAGAGCCTGCTTTGATACGCGCTTGCTTGGCATTGATGTTGGCATAAAGCCCTGGCTTAGTCTTCATTTTTTGTTCCAATCTTGATTGTGAGTAAGGATCGGCCATCATCAGAATCGCTCTCTTCCTCATTTTCTTCCACCACCCAAGCTGAACAAGTACGGCTGGACGCGCACTTGAAATCAAAAATCTCGCAATAACCCAAGTCACCAGCTTCAATCATCGCCCATGGGTCGCCCTCTTCGCCAATACCCTTGGCAATGCACTCCAGCATGGAGTCATCCTGATTGAACGCGGCGCAGTTACCGCAAACACTCATCTTTGCCTCTTCGGGATCAACTTCCCACTCTTGCGCCATCTCCATCCAAAACTGCTTGTTTGGCAACTTAGGATTCTCTGGACCATAGTTGGCAGAGTCAATCGCCTTGGCGCGATTCTTCAGATTCAGCGTGATGTCTTGAGTCGCCATCGGGCAGCTCTTTTCTCCACCCTCATAGCCCTCGTCCTGATCCATGGCCTGATCCATGGTGCGTTGCATGGTCGCCATTACATCTTCCCCTTGGACTTCATGTTCTTGGCTGTACGGCTGCCGCGCATAGGCATCTTCGCCTCAGACATCGCAATCGCAATCGCCTGCTTTGGATTCTTAACAACTTTGCCGCCCTTGCCGCTGTGCAATGTGCCTGCCTTGTACTCACCCATCACCTTGCCAACTTTCTTGGCTGCTTTGGTCATCTTCATTTGAATACCCCTTTAAAAACAATTAACGAATTATGCAACCCTTGAGAGGTTTCTTTTCAACGGCTGGCTCCACTTCGTACTGGCCTTGGACCCCATCATGCCAATCACCGCATCGGACGCAAACGTCAAACAAAACGCATCAGCCTTGTCAGGCGAGGCCAAGCCGCGCTTCTTGATATCGTCTTTGCTCTCAATCTGGATCTTGCCGTTGCTTGTAAACATATAACGCACAGTCGCCAATTCAGCCACAAGCAGTTCATCTTTGGGCAACCGACAGTCGCGCTGCTCCAGCCACGCCTTGGCCTTGTACCAAAGCTCGGCTTTCAGATTCCTGTAAGTACCACCCATGGCCGGTGACTCCGACACATTGATGCCGCGAGCTGGCAGATTCAACTCTTTCAACCGATCCACCACGCCAGCACCTAATCCAATGGAGTCAACCAGTATCTCCTCTGGCCTGTCGCTCGGTGGCAACGCCTCAAACTCAGCCACCACCGCACCAGTCAACTGCATCAAGTCCAAATTTTTCCAAGTCTTGATAGGCTCAATCACCGCGTTGCCACGCCTCTTGCACAGCGCAGACCGATCCGAGCCAAACCGCGCAACATCCAATCCCCATATCAGTGGCGCATAAGGTGACGCCTCAACATCACGATTCATCGCCAAGTCAAGCAGCTCCATGGGGATTACAGTATCTTCATCACTCTTAGGGAATTCACCCAAGACGCGGATGCGGTAGGCATTGGACTCCTCGCCATACCTAGACTTCATCTCCTCAATGTAAGCCTCGCTCACCCGCGGAGAGTCGGCGCAGGACACTCGCATGGTGACCCAGTCACCCGCCAATCGATTATGGGTGTCGTAGAAGAAACCACTGGAACGCACAGGGTTGCCAAGCAGTAGCGTGACGGCGTTGTGACCCGACATAGAACCAGATGCCGCCTCAAACACTTTCTCAGGCACGCCTGACGCCTCGTCAGCCACCAGCATCACATTGTCTGAGTGGACACCCTGCAACGCCTCGGGCTGCTCTGCTCTCGATGTACGCGCAGAGATGAACGCCTCTTCGTTGGCGTCTTTCACCTCGATGCGGTCCTGCTTCACCTCCAACTGGTCAGCCAGCATGGGAGGCAGCACCTTGACCCAACGCTTGACCTCCGCAAATAAGGCGTCATAGAGCTGGCTGGATGTTGGCGCCGTGACCACCACCTTGACAGGAAAGCGCAGGAACAAATACCAAATCATCGCCCAGGCGCTGGCGGTGGACTTACCCACGCCATGACCTGATCGGACAGAGATGCGTCTATTGCCTGCGGCGATGTGGTTTAGGAACTCCACTTGCCACGCATCAGGCTCGGTGTTTAGCACCTCCTTGACAAACAGCACAGGGTTATTCTTGTAGAGCTTGACGAATTCCACAAACGGGTTATTCGTCACCAAATCATTCGAATTTTTTTTCGGGGGGCGCTTTTGCGCGGTGGGGGGTAGGGGGGTGGGGTTGCTCATGGCGATATGTGTTTAGGTGCAACTACAGCCGCCCCCGCCGTTGCGAGCAAGGGGGGGCTCTCCGCGCCTGCGCCAGCTACGGCCAGCGCCTGGCTGCCAGTAAACGGCTGTGAAGTTGTCCACAGGTCGATGCATCTGTAAGTCATTGATCTATATGCTTTCTTACATTAACCTTACATAATCGGTTTAATACAATCACTATTATGTTAACTATATTGTGGATAACTACAGCGATTTCGCCCAATAAACAGGCAGTTTGCAGTTGTCCACAGGGCAATGTGTGCATCATTGGCTTTTTTCTGTGGATAAGTCATCAATCACCTCAACATGGCGCAGCGCGGCCATGCGTAGATCCTGCACATTGATATTGATTTGCTGCGCCTTTTGTAAGCCGTAAGTCTTCTGATCCCATCGCTCGGCCAGCCACTGGCGAGTGCGGATGCGCTGGACATCGCGCTGCGGATGATCGACATCCATGTCATCCGCGATCTTGATCGTGTCGCACGCCATAAGATCGGCGGCACGCACACGCGCGCGCGTAATCATAGCACCATGATCGTTTTCCTCAATCCAATCGTCTAGCGCACGCTTGCTGATGCCCAAGCTCACGCATATATCGGCAATGCTTTTGCCAGCCTCAACCATGCTGAAGATCATCTCTTCGGGCATCTCATTGAGGAAAGCAACATCTTTCCTGCGCTTTGGGTTGCCAGGCATCGCTTAACCCCTCTTTAAAGCTGTTTTAACGCGCTGGACGATGTCCAGTACCAATTCGCTGATAAATGCCGCTATGAGCTTAATTTGAGCCATTCTTGAACCTTTCTGCCTGTGCGGAATTGAACTTGTATTCCATGGTGTCATTGTCGCTGAATGTCAGATCGTTTTCAAAGTCATCAAAGCCTGTCTCGCCACCGAGCTTGTGCTTGTAGTTGGTAACTTGTGCGGTTGGCACAAGCGCCTTGACCTTGATTAGCTGTTGCACACCCTCATCAGCCATCAGCACCTCCATCTCTTGCATTGACCAGATATGATGATTCGCCAAGTCCTGACGCTGAGTCTGTATCGCTACTGCCTCATTGACTGTTCTGACGATCACCATGGTCTGACCATTCTGCATCTCCCACTCAATCCGAGGAATGGATGACGCTGGCTCCAATCCCTCTTCGGCTGCCCACTGATCCAGTACGCCATACGCCCTGATCATTCCCGCCACGCTGGAATCGAACTTCGTCCAGTCTTTGGCCTCCATCGCTTGATGCATTCTGCTGTTCTGCAACCAGAATTTCTCTCTCAGCTCACTGCTTACTAAAGTAGTCAGTCGATTTTCCCCCCATTTCCTATCGCTGGCGGCTTTGACTGCCTCCAACTCCACCAATTTAGATTGCACATGAATCGTCCACGAATCTGCTTTTGGACTTGGTGTCTCCACCACTGGATGCTTGTTTGGGTTTCTCGTTTTTGCTTTCGTTGCCATCATCATTCCTCTTAGTTTCGGATGGCGGTTAGGTTACATATCATCGAGTCTTCTAGACTCTCGATTTGTAACTGTAACCACCTTGCACATCGTTTGATACTGTTTGTAACCATTTGACACCTCTTGTAACCATCTATCTGTTGATTTATGTGTTTTTTGTACGCTGTTCTTTGTATTCATGGTGCTGTTTCTAAACCTATTCCATACTTTGTAACCTTTTTAGGGGTTACAAGTTACAAACAAGGCTTTTTAGAACTCGTTTTTGTCCTTTTCTGGCATCTGTAACCATACTAATCTGTCCTTAATGCCGCCCTCTTTTGACTCCACCAAACGCTTCTTTGCGCGGCTCCATGCGGTTTTAAATTTGCCATCGCCAGCTTCATCGATGCCCATTCTTGACCTCAATTCCTGACGCCAGTCCTCCAAATCCACAGCCATTCGCTGGAGTCCATCTATAAACTTTATGCTTCCTTTGTTTTTAACGACAGTCTCCAAGCAGGACATCTCAAGACGCTGATTTCTGCCTGCGCCAGCATTACCTTTGCCGCCACTTGATGCCTCATTGACGGCTGAGTCGCTGGCTTGCACCGCCAAGCTGACGATTGGATCGCTCAGTCCCAAGCCTGCTGGCCGGATCTCTACCTCCACCATCTCAAAGCCAAATCGCTCGTTGTCGGCGCCGTCCTTTTGCTTGCTGATGGTGAGTACGCCTTTCATTTGCTCGTCAAAGCGCAGCAGCTCCAGCTCTGTATCTACGGCGCCAAGCAGTGAGGAATGGCCGCGCAGTCCTTTGGCGGCGTCCTTACCGCTGTGGTGCAGCACCATCAAGGCGCAATTGAGGAATTCCTGTACCTTGCCCATGGCCGTAATGAATGCACCCATATCTTCCGAGCTGTTCTCATTACCGCCGCCAAAGGCTCTGGCGAGCGTGTCGACAATGGCAAGGCTGAACTCCATGCCTGTCTGCTCCACCAGCTGCACCACAGCCATCATGAGCGCGTTGAAGTCCTCGGCGCTCGATCTAAGGTTAAGCTGATGCCTGACTATGTATATCGGCGCTCCATCTTCGGTTTGATGGTGCATCTTGCAGGCTTTGATCCTTGCGCCGATACCGCCAAACCCCTCGCCGGCAAGGTAAAGCACCGCGCCTGTCTGCTTTACTTCTTTGCCCATCCAAGCCCTGCCTGTAGCTATGGCCTCGGCAATGTCTAGGGCAATGAACGACTTAAATGAGCCTGGCGGTCCATACAGCGCCGTGAATGATCCTTTGGGGATGACCCCATCAATCAGCCACTCGACTGGCTCATCCTGTATGGTGTCCCAAGATTCGATCTTGATGGTCTTGGTTGGCTTTGGCTTGTCTGCCTCTTTTGGTGGGTCGGCTGCGAACTCTTTGGCGATATCCTCCACTTGTGGTGGCGGTACATCAACTAGCGCATTCGGTTGAATCGCCTGTAGTCTTTCGGGTATCGTTACATCATCCACGCTGTTGATCTTCGGCGCTGCCTTAACCAACGCCGCCAACTCTGCGCGTCCACCGCCTGCCTCAATGAACTCATACGCGTCATCGCCCTGCTCTTGCAGTCCAAGGTCAACTACCTTGAGCGCCTTGGCGATGGGCAGGATCGCCTCGGCTGCCTTGCGAGCATATGACCAGCCACTCAGATCGTTGTCGGGCAGTATCACCACATTGGCGCCAGCAAAGTATTCGGTGATCGCTTCGGGCCAATGCCCTGCGCCACTGTGCGCGGTGGTCGCCACCACGCCCAAGCTCATCAGCGCGTCCACGGCTTTCTCACCCTCGGCGAGATAGATGATCCTGCCTGCTGTCTTCGCGTCCAGCAGCTCTGGTAACTTGTATGGGACGATCCTTGCGTCACCCAGCGTTGGGTATCGCTTGCCGTCTGTATCTACTTTGTATAGACGATAGGTTTTGCCTGTCTCGCCAACGCGCAGTCGGTGCTTTACAAACACTGTGACGCGGTCTTCGTCCTGATACTGCCACTCCTGCTGAAACTCCACTTTAGGTAATGGCTTGATGTTGGCGAGTGGATCGGGGCGCTCTTCCAGCTCGGGAAGTAGCTGCATATCCCTGATGGTTTGGAAAACTGACTCCTGAGTGCAGCCACCATGACAATGAAATAAAACCTTGCCCTCGTCATCAATGTGTACGCTGAGACTTGGATTCTTGTCGCCGTTGCCTTTGCCATGCGATGGCACTGGGCAACTTGCTACC